GTAGACAAAGGTGCTAAGGCCGAGAATGGTGGAAGTAATTATATCAAAGGTGTTATTAATTCGAGATCGAGATATATTTATTGCATCTTAGATGATACCAATGATTTAAATGGAGATTCATTCACAATGTCTGGAGACTCTCCATTAGCGGGCGTCGGTGTATTCCAGCTCAAAGGTGGTATTGAAGCTCAGGATAACTTGAAACTAGAAGCTGATATTAAAAATGCATTAGATCTCCTTTCAGATACAGAGACAGAAGATATAAGTCTTCTCTTCTCTCAGATTAATGACGACGGCGCCGTGATTCAGAATCACATTCATGCGATTGCGACGAGTAGGAAAGATGCAATGGCATTCCTTTCTCCACCGAAGGAAGATACAGTGGGTCAGATTAATCCGCTGGCTAGTGTTTTGGCATTCGCCAACGATACTTCGACCGAGGGCGGCCTAAAAAATCGGGATGCGGAGGGATCTTATGGTTTCATCGATTCTGGTGCAGTGTATATCTATGATCGTTATAATGATGTATATCGTTATATCCCAGCAAATGGTCACATTGCAGGTCTCTGTGCTAACACAGATGATGTTGCAGAACCTTGGTTCTCACCAGCTGGTCTCAATCGTGGAAGTCTTCGCAATGTCGTGAAGGTTGCTTATAACCCTAAGAAAGCAGATAGAGATGAACTCTATAAAGCTGGTGTTAATCCAGTTGCTGGTTTCCCAGGTAGTGGCATCGTTCTCTTCGGTGATAAGACTGCACAAGCTAAACCATCTGCCTTTGATAGAATCAATGTTCGTAGATTGTTTATCGTTCTCGAAAAAGCAATTGCAACTGCAGCTAAGTATCAGTTGTTCGAAATTAATGATGAATTCACCAGATCTTCTTTCAAGAATTCTGTTGAGCCATTCTTGAGAGGTGTTCAAGCCCGTCGTGGTATCACTGATTTCCTTGTTGTGTGTGATGATAGCAACAATGATGCAGGTGTTGTTGATTCTTCTAATTTTGTTGCTGATATTTATATTAAGCCAACAAAGTCTATCAACTTCGTAAACCTGAACTTCGTCGCGACACGAACTGGTGTTGAATTCTCAGAGATCGCTGGTCGATCTAACGCTTAATAAATTAAAGAAAGAAAGGAAATAAAAAATTATGTCAGATTTTAAAGTAGATACCCTTAAGGGTAAATTAGGGGGAGGCGGAGCACGCGCCAACCTTTTTAAATGCACGTTCTCGGGCGCAAACGGACTCACAGGTGATGCAGGCGATAAGGCAACACATCTATGTAAAGCCGCTTCGCTTCCGGGTTCAGTAGTTGGTCAGGTTGATATACCATTTCGAGGTCGAGTATTGAAAGTCGCGGGAGACCGCACATTCGAAAACTGGACTGTGACATTCATCAATGATGAGGATTTTGCAATTCGGGATCAATTTGAAACTTGGATGAACAAAATTAATGGTCATGAGAATGGAAAAGGTGAAGTAGACCCTGAAAAATATCAGAGTGTTTTGACAGTTGAGCAACTTAGCCGAGACAAGACCTCGAAGGGATTGAAGAAAATCATCCTTGATGGTGCTTTCCCTGTTAACATCTCTTCGATCGATCTCAGTTATGATACAACCGATGCGGTTGAAGAATTTACTGTTGAGTTCGCTTATAACTACTATAAAACTAACACAACTACTTAGTTAGTTAGTTAGTAAGTAATTAAAAAATTATGGGCTCCTCAATCTTGGGGAGCCCATATATTTTCGTATAAATAACATATATGAATCTATTTGGATATGAAATTAGTAAAAAGATTACGTCGAGAGAAACAAAACTCGATAAAGATCTAAAATCATTTGTTACACCACGTGACGAGGAAGGCTCTTCTTCTGTTGCTACAACTGGTGGATACTACGGTCAATACGTCGATATTGATGGTACTAGTAGTGACAGCTCATCAGAGTTGATTGTTAAGTATCGGGAATCTGCATCACAACCAGAGTGTGATCAGGCCATTAATGATATTGTTGACGGAGCTATTGCATCGGGGGATGATTCTGCACCCGCTGCATTAAATATGAACGACTCTGAATTACCAGATTCAATCAAGAAGCAGATTCAAGAAGAATTTAGTAAGGTACTATCCTTATATAAGTTCAATCGTAGGGCGTCTGATCTATTTAAGGAATGGTATATAGACGGCCGACTATACTTTCACGTCATAACTGATGAAAAGAATTTTAATAAAGGTATCAAAGAGCTTAGACAGGTAAATCCTTTACATCTTAAAAAGGTTAAAGAGGTTAAAAAAGTTCTTGATCCAAAGACTGGGGCCAAAATCCCAAAGACTGTATCTGAATATTATATTTACTCAGAGGGTGGCGATGGTTCCGGTTCAGATGTTGGATTTAAGATTGCCAAAGAAGCAATCATCGCGTGCCCTTCTGGTTTACTTGATGTTAATCAAGAAAATATAATAGGACATTTACATAAGTCAATGAAGTTGGTGAATCAACTTCGAATGATGGAAGATTCATTAGTGATGTATCGTGTATCACGTGCACCAGAAAGACGAATCTTCTATATTGATGTCGGCAATCTTCCAAAGGGTAAGGCTGAAGAATATGTACAATCTGTGATGAGTAAATATCGCAACAAGCTTGTATATGATTCGGCTACAGGTGAGATTAGAGATGATACCCGACATATGTCGATGCTTGAAGATTTTTATATGCCACGAAGAGAAGGTGGTAGAGGTACAGAGATTACGACTCTTCCTGGTGGAGAGAATCTTGGACAGATTGAAGATGTTGTATTCTTTCAGAAGAAACTTTATAGATCTTTGAATGTGCCTATTGCAAGACTTGAACAAGATACTACTCATGCATTTGGACGACCAAGTGAAGTATCTCGTGACGAAGTTAAATTTCAGAAATTCATTGATAAGCTTAGAAACAAATTCTCTTTTCTATTGATTGATGCTCTACGAATTCAGTTAATCCTAAAGGGTGTTATTAAACAGTCTGAATGGGATACAATCGAAGAGAGTATTGCAATCAATTATGTTGAAGATAATTACTTCTCTGAATTGAAGGAAGCCGAGATTATCAAAGAGCGTGTTGAAGCCCTTAATATTGTCAATGAATTTGTTGGTCAATACTACTCTAAGGCTTGGGTCCGCAGAACGATCTTGAAGCAAACTGATGAAGATATTAGAAAAATTCAAGATGAGATTGAAGATGAGAAAAAAGATGAGCCAGATGATGATTTGGACATTTAAAAATAACAATTATTATAAATAGATACTATGAACAATACAGAAAAACTTTTTAATGATTTAGTGAATAATGATGAGCAGGCTGCTATGAGTTCTTTCACAGTAGCAATTCAAGATAAACTTGATCAAGTTATGGCAGTGAGGAAAGTTGCTATTACATCTGAAGTCTTTAATCAAGCTACTGTTGAAGAGTCAACTGAACTTGAGGAGGCTGCTATCGAGATTACATTCAAGAAGGGTAAGTCTTCTAAGAAGGAGATTGCTAAATTTAAAAATCAGAAGGAATTCGAGAAGTGGTTCATTAAACATGAAGATGATATTGAAATCACTTCACACAAAGGATTAGAAGAATAATATGAAATTAATCACAGAACATTTAGATTCAAACCTCGAATTTCTCATTGAGAAAGATGAGAAGGGTAACAAGAATACCTACATCGAGGGTGTCTTTATGCAAGCGGAGCAGAAAAACCGCAACAATAGAATTTATCCTAAAAACGTATTAACTGAGGCATGTGACAAATACGTAAAGGAGCAGGTTAAAACTGGAAGAGCTGTTGGTGAGTTGAATCACCCAGAAGGCCCAGCAATTAACCTTGATAAAGTTTCGCACAGAATTACCGAACTTAATTGGGATGGTAATGATGTTGTTGGAAAGGCACTTATACTGAATACGCCAATGGGTAATATAGTGAAAGGACTTATTGAAGGTGGATGTAAGTTAGGTGTCTCAAGTCGTGGTATGGGAACAGTTGAAAGCAGGAATAGTAAGACCTATGTGAAGAGTGATTTTATGCTCTCCACAGTGGACATTGTACAAGATCCTTCTGCACCGGAAGCATTCGTTAATGGAATAATGGAAGGTGTTGAATGGATTTATGAGAATGGTATTCTTAAACCTCAACAGATTGAAGAATATGAGACTGAAATACGTAAAGCATCTAAATCTGAACTTGCAGAAGCTCAGAAAAGGGTCTTTAGTGATTTCCTCTCCAAACTCTAATCATTAAAATAATAAAGCTATGTCAGAAGAAAACACAGAACTAGAAGACATCATTGAAGATGTCTCTGAAGAACAGCTTATTGCTAATGAAGAGCTTGTACAGGATCTACCTGAAGTCTCTGAAGAGCAAGAAGCATCCTTTGATGATTCCATCAAGTCAATTCTCCTCGGTGAAAAGAAAGCCGTAAAAAAGGAAGAAGAAGACGAAGAAGAATCTGAAGAAGAAGAAGATGAAGACGAAGAGGAGATGGAAGAATCCACCAAATCTAAGTCTAAGAAAGAATCTGAAGACGAAGAAGAATCTGAGGACGAAGACGAAGACGAAGACGAGATGGAAGAATCCACTAAGTCTAAGAAAGAATCTGAGGACGAAGAAGAATCTGAAGAAGAAGAAGAGGACGAAGAAGAGCCTAAGGAATCTAAAAAGAAGGTTTCTGAAGCACTTGATCTCCTTATCACAAATGAAGCTGAACTTAGCGAAGACTTCAAAACCGAAGCTGCAACACTTTTTGAAGCAGCTATTGCAGAAAGATCTCTTGAGATTCAAGAAAGTCTTGAAGCAAAATACAATTCGGAATTGAACGAAGAAGTTGAATCACTCCGTGAGAGTCTTGTCGAAAGAATCGATGATTATCTTTCATATGTGGTTGAAAGCTGGGTTGAAGAGAACTCTGAGCAAGTTGAAAATACACTTCGCACAGATATCGCTGAAAACTTCATGTCTTCACTTAAAGACCTATTCATCGAGAACTATATCGAAGTTCCAGCCGAAAAGAGAGACCTTGTTGAAGAACTCAACACATCTGTTGAAGAAACATCTTCACAACTCTCAGAAGCTGCAACCGAGATCGAAACTCTTAAAGAGCAGATCGAAACATTCGAGAGAGCTGAAGTTATCAACTCACTATCGGAAGATCTGTCAGAAACAGAAACACATCGTTTCAAGACTATCTTGGAAGACATGAGTTTCTCTGATAAAGAAGTCTTCTTCAATAAAGCTCAGACAGTCAAAAGTTCAATCTTTGAAATCAAAGAAGAAACATCTCAAGAAGAATCTTTGGTTGAAGAAACCGAAGACGAAACAGAAATCGTAATTGAAGGTACAACAGATCCTCTCACGAAGCTTCCTGCTTCTATGAGACAATATGTTGAAGCCCTCGCAAAATAAACCATATCACAAACAATAACATAGGAGAAATTCAAAAATGTTTAATACAGAAAACGAAATGAAAAAGTGGGCACCAGTGCTTGAGCACAAGGATGCACCTGCTTTCCAAGATTCACACCGCAAGGCTGTTACAGCCAAGCTTCTAGAAAATACAGAGATCGCTCTTCAAGAAGAGAGAGTACAATCTGGTTTTCTTAACGAGAATAACGTAACTACATCGGCTGTAAGTAAGTTCGATCCAGTTCTTATCTCTCTTGTACGTCGTGCAATGCCTAATCTCATCGCTTATGATGTAGCAGGTGTTCAGCCAATGTCCGGTCCAACTGGTCTCATCTTCGCGATGAAGGCACGTTACAACGACACCGCATCTAGCCCAAGCCTTACTAAGATTGGTACGGACGACGTGGAAGCACTTGGTCTCGACGAGCCACAAACTGCTTTCTCTGGTCCTGTTTCCACAACTGCTGGTGAAGCTCTTGGCGGAGATAATGGTGCTGCTTTCGGCGACATGGGTTTCACCATCGAGAAAGCTGTTGTTGAAGCTCAGACTCGTGGTCTTAAGGCTGAATACACAATGGAACTTGCTCAAGATCTTAAGGCAGTTCATGGTCTTGATGCTGAAGCTGAATTGGCTAATATCCTTTCGACTGAAATCCTTGCGGAAATCAATCGTGAAGTTATTGACACAATCAATGACAAGGCTAAGCCTGGTTTCACTCCAGATCCTTCCTCTCCATTCACTCCTGGCGTATTCGACCTTGCATCTGATGCTGATGGTCGTTGGGCTGTTGAGAAGTTCAAGAGCTTGATCTTCCAAATCGAAGTCGAAGCTAATAAGATTGCAACTGAAACACGTCGTGGTAAAGGTAACTTCATCATCTGCTCAAGCAATGTTGCTTCCGCACTTGCAGCCGCTGGTCAACTTGACTACACACCTGCTCTTGCTACTAATCTACAAGTAGATGCAACTGGTAATACATTCGCCGGTGTCCTTAATGGTCGCCTTAAGGTATATGTTGATCCATATGCTGCTGTCGATTATGTAACAGTTGGTTTCCGTGGAACTAATCCATATGATGCTGGTCTCTTCTACTGCCCATACGTACCACTCACTATGGTTCGTGCAGTTGATGAAAGCACATTCCAACCTAAGATTGGTTTCAAGACTCGCTACGGCATGGTCAAGAACCCATTCGTAGAAGCTGCTACTAGTGGCGGCGTTGGTAATGCTAACCTGAATCCATACTTCCGTAGATTCGAAGTTCTCAACATCAATGTTGGCAGTTAATTTTAATTAATTAATTTTATAATTTGAAGGGGTCTCGAAAGAGGCCCCTTCTTTTGTTTATAAATACACATATGAGTAACTTAACCAGCAATTATAATTTTCTTTCACCAACAGGATTTAAGTTGGTTGTGAATCATGATCGATTAGCTAATTTGGAATACTTCGCCACAAGTGTGACGCTTCCATCCTTTAACACTGGAGTCGTTGATCTTAATAGTCAGCAACATAAAGGATATATTCAGGGCGATATGACAATGGACGAATTATCTTTGAGAGTTGCCATTGATGAAGATATGAAAGTTTATACTGAGATGTTTGAATGGATGATTGAAAGTAGGGATGAAAAACTAATATCATTTGATGCAACTTTAATTATCATGACCAGTCATAACAATCCTAATAGATCTGTTCAATTTAAAAACATCTTTCCAGTAAGCATGGGCTCTCTTGAATTTAATACTCAAAGCAGTGACATTGAATATCTTCAGGCTGATATCTCGTTTAGATATGATGAGTTTAAATTCGTATAAATAATACCATATGATGAGTTTAAATGATATTTTAGAATCTTGGAAGAAAGATTCGGTGATTGATGAGCATGCTTTAGATGATGTAACTATTCAGACATCTAAACTACACGCTAAGTATCTTGAAATCTTCACACTGTCTAAGTTGCAGTTGAGGAAGAAAGAGATGGATCTGGAGCAAGTTCGAAAGGATAAGTGGCTTTACTACACAGGAAAGATGACACAAGGAGAGATGGATAAAAGAGGATGGTCATATGATCCATTTCAAGGTATGAGTAAACCTCTTAAATCAGAGATGGAAATGTACTATAGCACTGATGTAGATATCGTTAAAGTAAGATCTGGTATCGAATATCAGAAAGCCATTACTGATTCCCTTGAAGAGATTATGAGTAACATTCGATGGAGACATTCACACATCAAGAATATAATTGATTTCCGTAAGTTCACATCTGGAATGTAATTCAACATACCTTCTAGAGCCGATTAAAGAATCTTTACATTAATCTATTGATGATTAAGTATCCTTGTTAATTTGATCATAGTCATTCCTGTTCTGCTTTGATTTGATTATATCAATTATAATAGAATGTCAAGTTATGTCAAGATGATATCGAAGATTCCGCAGGAAAGATTAGAAATATATAGATACTATGATTAATGTAGAGAAAAAGAATGAAGCCACCTTATATTTGGGTTCAGAAGACTCAGGCATATTGATGGAAATCTCGGAGTTCTTTACATTCTATGCACCTGGGTATAAATTCATGCCTAGCTATCGTAATAAGATGTGGGATGGAAAAGTGCGTTTATATAATCGTATGAACAGTACCATTCCATCAGGTTTATTGAATGAGGTGCTTCAGTTTGCGAAGGATAGGAGTTATCAAGTGAATCTTTCGCCAGACATACAGAATAGATTCTCTTATGATGAAGAGTTTATTGATGGATTGTCACTCTGTAGTGGAGGTAATCCTATTAAGCCTAGAGACTATCAGAAGAGAGCATTTGAATTTGCTACTGATAATGGTAAGGCTATCCTAGTTTCTCCAACTGGTTCGGGTAAATCTCTTATCATCTATATGCTGATTCGATACTATTTACAAGAGGAGCTTGATAAAAAAGTTATAATCGTTGTTCCCACAACATCTCTGGTCGAACAGATGTATAAGGATTTCGCTGACTACTCAAGTGATGATCCAGACTTTGATGTTGAAGAGGATGTTCATAGAATCTATTCTGGTAAAGAAAAGACATTTGATCAATCGGTTCTTATCACAACTTGGCAGAGTGCTGTTAAACTTCCCACATTGTGGTTTGAACAATTTGGATGTGTCATTGGAGATGAGGCTCATACATTCAAGGCTAAGTCACTCACAACTATCATGAGTAGATTAGTTAATGCTGAGATGAGAATTGGCACGACTGGAACTTTAGATGGTGGTCAAGTCAATGAATTAACACTCACTGGTAATTTTGGTCAAGTGTATAAGGTAACGACTACACAGTCTCTCATTAAATCTGACACACTCGCCGACCTCAAGATTCAATCCCTTGTGCTTAAATATAGTGATAAAGTTAGAAAAGCATTTGGTAAGCAGACATATGCTGATGAAATTAGTTTCATTGCTGCTCACGAACAGAGAAATAGATTCATCACCAACTTAGCACTTGATCAAACAGGTAATACTCTAGTTCTTTATAATCTCGTGAAGAAACATGGAGAGCCTCTATTCAAACAGATAAGAGATAGGGCTGGTAAAAGGAAAGTCTTCTTCGTATCTGGATCAGTGAATGCTGAAGAAAGAGAGAAGATTCGTACAGTGACAGAGAAGGAGAAGAACGCCATAATTGTTGCAAGTGTGGGTACATTCTCCACAGGAATTAATATTCGCAATCTTCATAACATTATATTTGCATCACCATCTAAATCACAGATTCGGGTTCTTCAATCCATTGGTCGAGGTTTGAGAAAGAGTGAGAATGGTCAGGGGACCGTTGTGTATGATCTAGCTGATGATCTATCTTGGAAGAAGAGGAAAAACTACACACTAAATCATGCGGTTGAAAGAGTAAAGATTTACAATAAAGAAGGTTTCAGTTACGAAATACACGAAGTACCTCTATTATAAATATAGATGAATATATTATGAAAGACATTTTAGAAAAGATACTGGAAACAGAGATATTTACATATCGGCTTACCGATGGAAGTTACATCGTAGCCGAAGAGTTGGAATCTGATAATAATGTCACATATGTTGCACTTCCTGCACAGATAGTTTACACCGATGATTATCACTTAACAAATTGGAATATCACATCAGCATATGATCTAACAGAACTTAACTGTTGTAATATAGTAAGTCGCGCCGACGCCCCATTTGAGTTAAAAGCGCATTACATGAAATATTTGATGATATGTAGATCAAATCAAGATGAGGTCGATGAACGAATGAAATCACTATTTGATATGGATGATGATATTTTTGGTGAACTCGATGAACAAATCCCAATTGAGCATTCTAATCGATTCAATTGGAAGCCTGAGAACAATTAGAGTATTTCTCTTCAATCATGATGCGAAGATTAAACTTTAGTCTTTACATTTCAGTTAAAATCTATATTATAGTATATAATGAAACGTAAACCACAACACTATGTAAATAATAAAGAATTTTCTCAAGCAGTAGTCGATTATGTAACTTCCGTAGTCGAAGCAAGAGAGGATGAAAAAGATGAACCTAAAGTTACCAATTATATTGGTACGTGTTTCTTAAAGATAGCGGAAGGACTATCACATAAACCTAATTTCTTTTCATATACATATCGTGAAGAGATGGTTATGGATGCCGTAGAGAATTGTATCAAAGCAATTATGAACTATGATATCAAGAAGGCAACAAGAACGGGATTGCCGAATGCTTTCGCTTATTTCACACAGATTAGTTTCTATGCTTTCCTTCGAAGGATTGCAAAAGAAAAGAAACAACAAGAGATCAAAGAAAGATACATTGATTACGCAGGAGCAGATGCCTTCGCTGACTTTGGTGGTAATTGTGATTCGGAATTCATAGTAGATCACATCAGACAAAAATCACAAAGGATTAAAGAAAGAGATAATCTGGTTAAGGAATTCGGTAAGAAGACTAAGAGAAAAGAAAGAGCAAAGAAGAAAGTTATTGACTCTTTCGAGAATTTCTATATTATAGTATAACTATATGAAGATAGCAGTTATTAATGATACTCATGCGGGCATCAAAAATGGTTCAGATACATTTCTTGATTACGCTGAAAGTTTTTATACCAATACGTTCTTTCCTTATTTGAAAAAACATGGTATAAAAAAGATATTACATCTTGGTGATTACTTTGATCATCGTAGGTTTGTGAACTTTAAGGTTCTTAAAAGAAACTACGAACATTTCATTTCCAAGTTAAATGAGTATGATCTTACAATGGATATCATACCTGGCAACCATGATGTGTATTACAAGAATACGAATGATCTTAATTCATTGAATGAAATTCTAGAGCAACATGATAGGATAACAATCTATAATGAGGCTACTGTTGTTTCTTATGATAAACTAGATATACTTTTACTACCTTGGATATGTGAAGAGAACCATGATCGCTCAATCGCCGCGATAAAGAAATCCAAAGCAACTATTCTAGCAGGTCACCTTGAACTTGGTGGATTCGAAGTCATGAGAGGAATCAAGGCTGTCGATGGTATGGATAGAAAAATCTTTGATAGATTCGATATGGTTTTATCTGGTCACTATCATGCCAAAAGTTCAAAGGATAATATTCACTATCTTGGCACACAATTTCAGTTTACATTTGCTGATGCAAATGAAGATAAGTATTTCCATATATTAGATACAGATAAAAGAGAATTGACATCAGTTCGAAACCCTGATAGTATGTTTCATAAACTAATATATGATGAAGATAAGGTACCAGAGATAAAGAAAGATTATAAAGATTCATACATCAAGGTAATCGTTCTGAATAAAAAGAACTTGTATTCTTATGATAAGTGGCTGGATAAGCTTCATAAGGCTGAACCATTCGAAATTAAAATACTAGAATCATTTGATGAATATCTAGGTGAGAATGTAGAAGATGAAGGAATCACAACCACAGATACATCAACACTTCTAAACAGTTATATCGATTCAACAGAAACAGATTTGAATAAAGACATACTGAAGAAATTGATGCAAGAACTCTTTCTTGAAGCACAGAATATTGACGAGATTTAATGATCACATTTGAAAAACTATCCTATAAGAATTTTCTAAGTACAGGAGATAAAACCACAGTAATCGATCTGAATAGATCATCTGCAACACTTGTTGTTGGCGCAAATGGAGCTGGTAAATCTACCATGTTGGATGCACTATCATTTGCTCTATTTGGAAAGCCGCACCGTAATATCAATAAGCCCCAATTGGTAAATTCAATCAATGGTAAAGGTTGCGAGGTTGAGGTATCATTCTCTGTCGGTAAAAATAAATATAGGGTGTATCGTGGAATCAAACCAGGAGGCTTCAAGATATATCAGAATGATCAATTACTAAATCAAGAATCTCATAGCAGAGATTATCAAAAAGTTTTAGAGAGTAACATCCTTAAATTAAATCACAAGTCTTTTCATCAGGTTGTAGTTCTTGGTTCAAGCAGTTTCATTCCTTTTATGCAATTGCCTACAGCACAAAGAAGAGGTGTTATTGAAGACCTGCTAGATATTGGTATATTCACGAAGATGAATATTCTGACAAAAGATCGCTATTCTAAACTCAAGAATGATCTAATCAATACAGTTAATGAGATTAATATACTTACCGAATCGATAAGATTAAAGAAGAAGCACATTGATGAATTAAAAGCAATTGATCTAAAGAATTCTGTTAATAACACAAGAAAGATTGAATCTCTTAAAGATGAGCAAAAACTTCTTCAAAAAAGGAATACAGAATTACAAGAGGAGTTTGATATCAAGTGGCCCGAACTTAGTTCTCTTATAGAAGAAGCAACAGATAAAAGAAAAGATATAGGCTTTGAGAAGAACACTTGTAATCACGATCTGAAATCATTGATGAAACAGTCTAAATTCTTTGAGGAAAATGATTGTTGCCCTACGTGCGACCAAATTATCTCGGATGAATTGAAAGCATCTAAGAAATCAGATATAAAAGAGACCGCTGGATCGATTCAAGACACACTAAAATCTCTCGAAAACGATGATTTTTCACTTCGCGAAACCCTCGACTCTTTAGGTAATAAGAAGAAAGATATAGATAAACTTCGCACAGATATTCGTATGAATGAAGGCACTATCCAACATTGTATGAATCAGATAGAATCACTTGAATCCTCAGATTCAATTGTTTCAGTAGATACAAGCGAATCAGAAAATGAACTCAAACAAGACCAAGATTCTATTGTAGACCTGAATAAGAAACAACAATCACAGAATCATGTTAAGACATATATCGAAGCAATCTTTGAGTTATTAAAGGATACGGGAATCAAAACAAAGATCATTCGTGAATATTTACCTGTGATGAATAAACTTATCAATCAATATTTACAGGTACTAGATTTCTTTGTTTCATTCAACCTTGATGATTCTTTTAATGAGACAATCAAATCAAGACACAGAGATGATTTCTCTTATGATTCGTTTTCAGAGGGCGAGAAACAAAGGATCGATCTGGCTCTTCTCTTTGCTTGGAGACAGATAGCCAAGATGAAGAATTCAGCCAACACAAATCTTTTGATATTGGATGAGACATTTGATTCTAGTATGGATGCAGATGGAGTTGATAATCTTCTTAAAATTCTTTTCACATTAAGAGATGATTCAAATGTATTTGTGATATCACACAAGCAAGATTTACTAGAAGGCAAATTTCCTACCAAGATAGAATTTGAGAAGACTAGAAACTTCTCTGGTATAAAAAAGTAATAGGTTTGGCATATGAGATATTTGGATACATACAATAATACCACACACATGGTTGAATCGATGCTGAGCAAAGAAGATAATTTGCCCTCAAAGGAGCTATTCGAAACATATTTTAATGGAGTCCTCAAAATAGATTTCCTCAAAGACTACGGAATCGAACTCCAATATAATGAGAATTACTCTCATTTGCTCGAAGAATTGAAACGTATTCGTAAGTCATTGATAGCGAACAACTTGTAAACTTTAGGCAAGGCCCGAATTTTCTTTCATAACTTATTGATATTCAATGAGTTAAAGCCCTTTACAAAACGGCATTTATGGTATATAATATACCTATAAATGAGAAAGAAAAGAAAAGATAGAAACTACGTTTTATACCGTGTGACGATCGGAGCCGACACATATATCGGTCTCACGGTTTCACAAGGCCGAGCATTTTGGAAATCCGTTAAGATTCGTGTTCAGAAACACATCTCTCGGGCAATGAAGGAAAACAAGGACTGGACGATGTGCAATGTCATTCGTGCAACAAATGAAACCATCTACTACGAGGTTCTTGAAGTTATTCGTGGTCGCAAGCCGGCTTATGGCCGCGAGAGAGAACTCATCTCAGAGTTAAATCCATCGCTCAATGATTTTTAATATGTTGACTATCAATGACTTATCAATTTTTGCAGAGATGAATTATACATATCATAACTCGTTGATACTCAAAGACTTAAAACCCTTTACAAATCCACAGAACCTGATATAATATATATATACGATTAATTATGAATTACGAACTCCAATCCACCCTCGCCCGCCTTCTAGCCAAAGAGAACATTACTGTGACCCACGGCAACATGAAGACCGCAATGTTTGATGTTAAGAATCGTGTTCTTGGTTTGCCCATGTGGAAAAATAAGAGCAAAGATGTTTATGATATGTTGGTCGGACACGAAGTTGGTCACGCCCTTTATACGCCCTCAGAAGGAATCGAAGAATTCCGCAGAAAGTGTGGCGACATTCCATTTGATGTATGCAACATCGTTGAAGATATTCGAATCGAACGAATGATTCAAGATACCTATCCTGGCTTGCCGCGAGTATTTAAAAAGGCTTATACAGAATTGGTCGAAGATGACTTCTTTGGCACCAAGAAAAAGAACATAGCCGAATGTGGCTTTCTTGACCGCCTCAATCTACGAGGCAAAGTTGGTTCACTCTTAGCTATTCCTTTGAATGACGATGAAGAGGTGATTTATCAAAAGTGCCTTATGGCTGAGACCTTCGATGACGTTATTGAAATTTGTCTAGAGATCAAAGACATGCTTGAGAAAGAGCCGCCGCAACCTCAAAGTGAAGACGCCGACTCTGCTGAAGACGCCGACTCTGCTGAAGACGCCGACTCTTCTGAAGAAGCCGAAGATTCAGACCCCACGCCGGGCAATGAAGGTGATTCGGAAGACACCGATGGTGATTCAGAAACAGATGATGGCGAAGAATCTTTTACTAAGGCTTTCCAAGATGCAATGGAAGATGCGGCGTCTGAAGCCGATACATCCAGTCCCGATATCGAATCTGATTCAGAAGATGAAGAATCGGTCAACACTGATTCAATTCAGAATGAAGGCGCAGGTGACGGCGTATCAAAGCAATTCAAATCAGAAACCCTTTCAGATTTCGAAGAAAAACTGGAAGAGACCGTCGAGTCGCCAGAGGACAGAAATTTCACATCAGTGATGCTTCCTCGACCGAATTATATTTATGATGCAATCATTGGTTATGATCAGTTGCAAAAGTCGCGCCTCAAATTTTCTTATACAGCTCTTATGAAAAGCAGGCCTGATTATGCCGCTCAGGTAAATGATAGATTCATAACCTTCCGAAAGACAACCAAAAAGAAAGTTGGAACTATGGTTCGTGAATTCGAACAACGCAAAGCGGCTTATCAATACTCTCGTGCGAAAGAAAGTCGCACAGGCAAATTGGATGTTAATAAGTTACATAACTACAAGTTGACCGACGAGATTTTCCTCTCACAAACTAAGTTGGCTAACTCGAAATCGCACGGCATGATTTTTCTATTAGACTATTCTGGTTCAATGAGTTCCGTGCTCAAAGATGTGATTGACCAGACTCTCAATTTGGTTACCTTTTGTAAGAAGGTTGGAATTCCTTTTCGAGTTTATTCCTTCACAAATACATGGGCAACAGCAACCAAAATGACGACTAAGCCCACATTCAATGAGGTCGATTTAGGTGATGTGCTTCTTGTAGAACATATCACCAGTGAAATGAATAAAACGAAATATGATGAGGCTTTCAAATCTCTCTGGTGGACAGTGAATAGCTGTGGGGGCAACGCCGGAGATTATGATCAACTTGGAGGCACACCATTAGATACTGTATTGACCATGATGCCAACAATCTTGACAGATTTTGCTAAGAAAAATGGAATACAGAAAACCACTTTTGTTACCTTGACAGACGGTGATAGTGCCCGCCTTAATACTTCACATGAATGGAGTGAGGTGAAGACTTTGAAGAAGATCAAATGCGGTAGTAAGATACACGAAATTCGCAACTACACGGCGACGAATGATCTAATGGAAATGATCAATCAATTGCCTGGTATAAACACTATTGGTTTCTACCTTCCTAATCACAAGAAAGCAGTAAACAGAATCCTACACCGATTCATTTACAATTCTAAGGATATGCAGAAAGCCAGAAAATTACACGCCAAGAATGGTTTCTCAAGTGTCAAGAATCTTGGCTACGGTGCCTATTACATTTTAGATTCAGATGTCGGCATCAATGACAGCGATTTCATTACAAAAATCGATGAAGATGCTGCCAACTCTCGAAAGGCTCAAACCAAGCTAGCAAAACAGTTCGGCGAGCACAATAGAAAATCCCGGCAAACTAGAGTTCTTCTAACAAGTCTTGCTCAACAAATTGCTTAACCAACGAAGTGAACTGGATGTCTAACTCATTGAATATCAATAACTTATCAATTTTTACTAAAGGTTCGAAACAGTCTTGTAACTATTTGATACTCAAAGACTTAAAACCCTTTACAAATCCCCAAAACCTGATATAATATATATATAAGATTGATTATGAAAAATACACTAACAAATGAAAATATCGCCTCCATTCACCAAGTGATGGATTTTACTAAAGCCCCGGTCAAAAAAGGAGCCATCGTCGATGCCGGTGAGAGCCTCGGAATTGATCGTTCTAGCATCCATCGAGCTGTTAATTCAATGTTTTCGAAAACATCGAAACGAGGTTACTACACCTTTCCTATTTCCCAAGTCACGGGTGAACCAATCACCGCTGATACTCCGATTTCAGCGCCGGCAAAACCTCCGGCGCCGACTCCAGCTGAGAATTTCAAACTGGCGACCACAGTTTCCTCGGTTGTCGATGATGAGATTCACATTCCAACAGTTGACCGCACATATGTCAAGTGGGGTGAATTCAAAACCGTGGCTGATATTCTTGCCGCCGGCATTTTCTACCCATTATATATTGAGGGCATGTCTGGCAATGGTAAAACATTCATGGTCGAACAAGCCTGTGCAAAAGCAAAGCGTGAATATATTCGAGTTCAGATTTCGCCTGAGACGGATGAAGATGATCTTATCGGTGGTTTTCGACTTATCAATGGCGAGACAATCTATCAAAAAGGTCCCGTAGTCAAGGCTATGGAACGTGGAGCAGTTCTACTGGTTGATGAAATTGACCGTTCGACTAACAAGATCATGTGCCTCCAAGGGGTTCTTGAGGGCAATCCTGTTCTTCTAAAGAAGACCGGTGAAGTCATTACTCCAGCTCGAGGTTTTACAGTTATTGCCACCGCAAATACTAAAGGTCGTGGCTCTGATGATGGCCGATACACCGCCGCAACGATTATCGATGATGCTTTCCTAGAGCGTTTCGTAGCCACAATCGAACAGCAATATCCTGCCCCCGGCACTGAGAAAAAGATTTTGGTTAAACACGCCGAAAAATACGAAGTGAATGACCCAGAGTTTATCGATAAGCTGGTCGCCTGGTCAAATGTGATTCGTAAAACATTCGCTGATGAAGCCGTGGATGAAGTGATTTCCACTCGCCGTCTCTGCCACATTATAAAGAGCCATTCCATTTTCGCCAATCGCATGAAATCGATTGAGATGTGCATCAACCGTTTCGACTCTGAGACCAAGGAAGCCTTCCTTGACCTATACACGAAGATCGATGAGTCCGCTAATTTAGAGGAATTCACTCAAGAGAAAGAATTTGCCTCCGAGGCTGACAACCACGACATGCCATAAACACTTTACTATCGAGGGATACGATAGTAATTCATAATCATAATCAATCGAGGTGGCGCCCATTACGGGTGTCACCTCACTATATCAAATTTTATATGAAAACAAAACCAACTAACCCAAAAGATTCTTGCGGAATTAAAAAGGTACCCATGAGTGGCATGCCTATGAACGTTCTGATGGAAGCAGGACTTGTTAAACTACACGGCGACTTAAAATATGGTCGCTTTAATTGGAGAGAAGCGGGGGTTCGAGGCTCTGTATATTATGATGCCTCGATTCGCCATTTGGCGGCATGGTATGAAGGTGAAGACATTGACCCAGATTCTGGTGTTCACCATATCGCTCATGCAATTTGTGGTTTAGCCGTTCTTCGTGATTCAATGATAAGAGATAATTGGACAGATGATCGCCCGCCACCAAGTGAAGCTGGTTGGATAAAAGAATTTAACGAGATCGCTGCGAAGATGATCGAAAATAAGCTAAAATAGATTTGACATAAAACCATAACCTGATATAGTATATAACATGAAACTAAGTAATGAAACAATAGAGGTGCTAAGAAATTTCGGCGCCATCCAACCAAACATCGTAGTCAGCCCTGGTTCGACTATTTCAACACTGGCAGAGGCAAAACACATCTTGGCTGAGGCTCAGATCGATCAGACCTTTGATTCTGAATTCGGCATCTATGATGTAAATGAATTCCTTTCTGCTCACAGTCTTATTGAAGACCCCGAGCTAGAATTCCTTGACAGTCATGTTACTCTGAAATCTGGCTCGGCAAGTGTGAAGTACCACTTTGCTGATAAAGACATCTTAACAAAGAAGACTAAGGATATTAATATGCCACCGGCTGATATGTCTTTCACATTCACCGAAGCAAATATTAATAATATTCGTAAGGCAGCTTCAAGCCTTAATTTAGATTCTCCAACACTATCACTAATTGTTGAAGATGGTAATATTGTAGCCCGAGTCCTTTGTACTCAAAATCCATCTTCCAATAGCTATTCATTGGTCATTGGTAAATATGATGGAGATGATACAGAAGCAGATTATCGATTCAACATTGATAACTTGAAACTTATTAGTGGTGACTATAACGTGGATATCAACAACAAACTAATTTCCAACTGGAAACACGAAACAGTAAGTGTGCAATACTGGATTGCACTTGATAAAACATCAACAGTATAATAATATGAGTGAAGAAAACCAAACAGAAGCAGAAGCAGTAAAACCAGATGTCAGCCTCAATGATTTTATCGTGATGGTTAAGTTGATTGACATCTGCTCAAAACGTGGAGCATTCGAAGGGCCCGAATTAAAAGATGTTGGTACTCTTCGAGGCCGACTATCAGAGTTTGTTGAATATCACAAACCCGAAGAGCCAGAGCCAGAAGAAGAGCCAAGCGCCGAAGAAGAATAAATGATACTATGGTGGGTGTTTGAGTGATATCAGACACCCACCATCTTAATCTTGACCCGCCAAACTTATTACTATATTATACATTATATGAAAGAAAATTTACTATGGGTGGAGAAATACAGACCTCAAAAGATTGAGGATTGCGTTCTACCACAAAAACTGAAAAAGACATTTACCGAGTTTGTTAAGAATTCCGATATTCCTAATATCATCCTAGCTGGTCCCGCAGGGACTGGAAAGACTACAATCGCCAGAGCATTGTGTAATGAATTAGGACTTGACTGTCTGCTCATTAATGCCTCGGAGGAAAGTGGTATCGACACCCTTCGCAATAAAATTAAGCAGTTTGCTTCTTCAATGTCCCTTGATATGGAAAAGAAGTATAAAGTGGTTATTCTCGATGAGGCTGATTATCTAAATGCGCAATCTACACAACCTGCGCTACGAGGATTCATTGAAGAGTTTTCTGGTAACTGCCGATTTATTCTTACGTGTAATTTCAAGAATCGTATTATTGAGCCACTCCATTCTCGATGCACAGTTATTGATTTCAACGAAGTGAAAATCAATGACCCCAAACTGGCTTCGCTCTTTATGAAGCGATTGCAATTCATCTTGAAAGATCAAGGCATTGAATTCAATAATCAGGCTATTGCCAATCTCATTATGAAACATGCTCCAGACTGGCGCCGTGTTATCAATGAGTGTCAACGTTACTCATCGTCTGGCTCACTCTCTCCAGAGATTGTTACTACAGGTGAGAATGAGATCAAGGAGTTGGTGAAGTATCTAAAAGATCGTGACTTTCGACAGATGCGAGCTTGGGCAGCAGCAAACTCTGACATTGATTCTTCGGTAGTCTTTCGACGGATTTATGATTCAGCATATGACATCCTTGAATCTCAATCGATTCCACCCGCGATTCTAATCTTGGCTGACTATCAATATAAAGCGGCATTCGTAAGTGACAGAGAATTGAATATGGTTGCGTGTTTAACAGAACTCATGTCCAGCGCAAAGTGGAAATAATTATATGAGTAAATTATCCCCGTTTGATTTCTTAGGTTCAATCAACGAGAAGAAAGGTTATCTCTTCACTGACTGTCAATCTGATAGCAGTGGAGAGGCAGCCCAATTAGATTCTGTTGATCGTCAATATCCTCCGTTCATGGTGAATCGTGGACTATCATATTTCGTTGATACAGTAATGCTGTCGAATGAGATGAATCAAAGATTCGGTCTTGCAAATAAGATGCAATATGATTTCTTATATCACGGCATTAGAAAGAAGCGCAGGTTCTCTAAATGGCACAAGAAGGAAAAAGATACAAAGGATATTGAATTGATCAAGGAGGCATATTCATATAATCGTGAAAGAGCCGAAGAGGTTTATGACATGATTGATATCAAACAACTTCGCAAAGATATGGATAAGGGTGGTATGAAAAAAAGATAATGTATAAATACATTCATAAGATAAACAAATAATACTATGAATGAAGATGACATTATAAAATGGACACACGATGATATGCTTGAGGTTCTCTTATCAGAGCCTGATGACTTTCTTAAAATTAAAGAAACACTTACACGAATTGGTGTTTCATCAAAGAAGGATCATAATACACTATATCAAAGTTGTCATATATTACATAAACAGGGACGATATTTCATCGTACACTTTAAAGAACTCTTTATGCTTGATGGTAAACCATCGAACTTCACAAGAGATGATTTGAGTCGCAGGAATACAATTACAACACTATTATCCGATTGGGGTTTACTAAATATCGTTGATGAATCAAAGTCTGAAGAGAAGACTACATTAAGGAGCATTAAAATCATTTCCCATCGTGATAAACGTGAGTGGCAGTTAGAATCGAAATATTCGATTGGTAATACTAAAAGCGTTTAATGAAAGCACATTTTAAGACAGATCTAGAAGCAACAATTTCAGGTTACTTTAATGGTAACAAATTCATTCGTACAGTTACACTATTAGAAGATTTGGTATTCTATACAAAGGCAGGTGATTCTATCACTGTTCCTAAGGGTTTTGAGAGTGATGGAGCGAGTGTGCCTAAAGTATTCTGGTCAGCCTTTCCACCATTTGACACATATCTACCTGCCGCGGTCTTACACGATATTCTATGTGTACAAGCTCATGACGATAAGTGTTTATATACCTCTAAGGAAGCAGCTGATATATTCTATGAAGCAATGCGAGTATGTGGAGTTGGAAGAACTAAAGCACGAACGATGTATTATGCAGTCCGTTACTTCGGACCTAAATGGAAATAAACTAAAATCGAACTTTAAATTAATATAAATAACATATATACATGGCTTGGCAAAATATACCTAATAATCCACGTTGGCAATATGACGACGCTCCACTTGACCCAGGTGGTGCAGAAACTGCGCTATGGGCGACTAGCACAAACGGTGTTCGCACAAACGCCGCAGGTGACCAAATCTATGTTAATTGTAGACATAAACTTCTACACTCAACACAAGATTCTTTTCCTAATGAAATAAATAAAACATTTTGGATTGGAGTCGAACCTACTGGTATCATTCTCATTGACGAACTTGACGGCACCGCTGAAGGTACGACGTTGACCGTAGCCGCCACAGGGCGTGCCGCGCGCGATGTTACTAGCTGGCAAAAAGGCGAGAATAGCGCTTGGAAGCTCGGAGTAGGAAATACATGGCTTTTTAATACCAGCAATGTAAATGGTAATACAAGTGATGGTGCTATGGTAAAGATTATTAATCTAAGTGGCCATGGATTGTCAACTGAGAACCAACTTCAGATCAACATGACTTATAGTGCTTGGGATAATATCTCACCCTATGATGATTCTACAGAGATTGAGGTCTACGTTCATGTATGGGGCTTGGTTGACATAAATTCGACCGATGCATCCGGTGTCGCAAACTTACTTTCCCAAAACGGAAATATGTGGGCGGCGACCGACTCCCTCGCCGTGTTCGATATTTATAATTTAGGGAATGGCACCCAATTTACAACCGGCTTCGCCGATGATGGTGGTAAAGGTGTAGCCGCAATCAAATTAACGCCCACGCAAGACACTGGAACTGCAGCTCTTGCCGATGCGGTGGCTTACTCCACTACGATTGATCTCAGCGGATATAGTTTGAACACACTTGCGCAGTATGATTATTTTGTGATCGGCATTGCTAAAAACAGCGACAGCGCATCCGACAGACAGTTTGCGATCCACGACATTAAGGCCATTGCTAGCACAGGTGCATAAGAAGTATAATATAAATAAACTTTTAAGGTAACACGCTGTTACTTTAAATGAGACGCCCTCGGGGTCTCACAACAACATAACCCTGCCTAATAGGAGGAACAATAAATGACACAATACACAATCCCACGTTCGTGGACAA